ATTGTTTGTTCAATCTTCAATTCGGATGAATTTTCAATTTGTAATTGAATTTCGCCCTCGACTGTAGTTTCCTTATGTGTTGTATTAAAAGATTTTACATTAAATAATTTAGTTTCTACCTCATAGTTGATTACAGTATTAACATTAGATATGGACTGAATACTTAATTGTGCTTGTACTTCAGTAATTACATCTCTATGGATGTTTTGTATTGTTACACCAGGAGAAACCGATTGAATAATAGCAACTTTCTCAGTTCTGCCTACATCTGCTCCTCCTTTCAGAGTAACAATTTGAGACTCAGATTCAATTCTAGAGATACCGCCGTATGCTACAGATACTGGATCTGGAATCTGTACAACAAATGTTCCTGCTGGATGGAACTGCGCGGTTGTTCCCTCTTGACCTCTTTGGACATTTAAGAATCTTCCAAAAGATTTACGATAGTATCTAACTACCTCTGTTCCAATTTGTAAGTATCCATTGGAACTAAACCTAGAAATGTCAGGAACAAATACAATATTGTCGGTTGGATCCAAATCAATAGACAAGAATGCACCAACAGCATGGTAATGACCAGCACTGATATCAGTATTGTCAATCTCGTTAGTTACTATAGAAGTAAGTTGTCTAGAAGAAACAAGAACAGAAGTAGAAATAATGTCATCAATACGACCAGATATAATAGATAAGTATTCATTTGGTGCTGTTGTTGCCTCAACAGTAACGATTGTACCTACACCACCCGAGGTGACTGTAACAGCATCAACACCACAAATGAGACCATCTCCAACGTTCTTTATTAATTGAATCTCAGCTTCAATCTTTCTATTAATCTCGAAAGGACTATCAAAAAGAACTGTAGTGAATGTGGATACACCAGGAACTTGGTTTCCAACAACATCAACTAATGAAGTTGATGACATGGTAAATGCTGGTAGAATAGAATTAATTCCACCACCAATAGCAGATACACCAAATCCTCTTCCTTGCAAGATGTCATATCTTCTTGCAACAACAACTCTTGGTGCTTCTGTATATCCAGATCCACCATCAAGAAGATCAACACTGATAACTTGACCTTTACTTACAAGAACTACTGCTTTAGCACCGCCACCATTTCCATTTTTTGGAATAAAATGTAATACTGGTGGTGTATAATATTGATATGCAGTTGGTTGAGTCAAAGGATCATAACTACGCTGATTCCACTCAAGACTTACAACTGATCCGTTTTCAATCTTGGCGACGATGCTTAGTCCTTCGCCTCTAGTTACGCCATTATATGCTTCTACTTGAGCAATACCAAAATTGGAACCCGTGACATATCCTTGATTTCTATGTTCTTTAGAGGTTGTTTTTTCGGGTGCTTTCTTAACTCTTCTAAAGTCACTCTCTCCCTCAATTTTTACATAGTCTCCATCTGATAAAGAAACAAAAGGATCTTTATAGAACTTTCTAATAAATGTTCCACGCCAAGCATTTTCTGATTGTGGATATCCAAGTTCAAGTCTTCCTTCTTCATCAGTGACATAAGATATGCTAGATCCAGAAGAGTTCAATGAAATAATTCTATTATTAGAATAATTTCCTTTAGTTGCTACTACAACATCAACACCTTGAATTAAATCGCATTTCTGACCTTCAAGAGTAAAAGATACTAAATTAGAAGATTGTAAAGGATTTGTAAGTTTTCCAATAACGTTAAAAGATCCATTGGGATTGACTTGCCATGCATGGAAAGTCTCTGCAGTGTTTAGACCAATCCAGTTTAACAACTCAGTTGCTCCAGAGGCAACATCAAATGTTACTAAACCCTGTGCATAGAACGCATCCTGAACAAAATCATGGAAATTGATAATTTGATCTAAATCTCTTCCATAGAGATATCTCATATCAATTTTAGTATCTTTCTTAATCGGAACGTTGAAAGAAATTGTAGATCCTGCTATAGTATAAGAATATTCTCTTCTCTGTAAAACTCCATCCAAGAATACAAACAAGTAATCTTGCTGCTCAATTTCTTGTGATGTGTTGTCCTCAACGTCTAGGATTAGGAAAGGACCACCTCTGACTTCATCTACTAATGCAAAATCAATAGTCAATCTCTTATAGTTTCCTACTCCAATACCAGCAACTAATTCTACTGCTGTTGGTTCTCCAATGCTCTTAGCACTAAAATCTTGATCCCAAATGGGAGCAACATCAAATACTAATTTGTTTGGAATAGTTGTTCTGTCAATATAGTATGCATCAGAAAGTGGATATGATGGAGTGTATTTTGGTCTCTGTAAGACAGCATTTAATGTTAGGAATAGATCTTCATCTTCTTCAGTATTAACTGCTGTGTCATCATCCCAATACATATCAAAAGTAGTGGTTTCTCCATCCAAGAAGTCTGGAGTAGATCTAGTAACACTAGTGTTATTAAGAATATCATTTACATTGTCAAACAATGAATCTATAGATGAAATAACATCGTTGCACTCCTGTGATGACAAGAGAGGATCGGGAATTATGTTATAATTAGAATATGTTAAGGTTCTACTCCAGTTTCCAGCATAGTTTGCATTAATACTGGTCTTTTCAATCAAACCTTTACCTTCATTCAATATAGTATAGATTATGCTATAGAAATTATTAAGAGCACTTTCTACCTGAGCACAGTATGGGAAAGAAGTATCTGTTGCTACATTACTATCTGTGAATGGAGGAATGGAAGTATATGTTCCTGCTCCTAAAGCATTTCTCATGGCATCGACCATAAGAACTTTTAATTGATTGTATGCAGCAGCAAATTCCGCAGGACTTACACCTGCTTTTAATTGCTCTGGATATGGATATAGATTTCTCTCATAGTATAGTTGTGCATGATCAACTACTTTTTCATTTCCACCAAATCTTAAATGATAAACAGTAGCATCAGTATAAATGTCTATGTCTTTTTCTAGATCCGTCCAGGTAATATTAGGATATTGTGCAGCAAACCATCCAGCAATTTCTTCCTTGAAATATTCTTTATTGCCAGCAATTAAATCTGATGCATCCCAGAAAGTTCCATTATTGATGCCACTGAAATAGAAAGTTGCACTATCAGAAGCAGAGAATGAAATGGGTGCTTGTAAAACATCACCAGGATCAACAGCATACTGATTTCCTGGTTGAACTGCACCTGTACTTGTAGGCATGATAAAATCACTGCCTCCTGTTGATCCATTTAGATCAGTAACTCCTGCTGCAGCACCACCTGCTCCACCAGAGTTTGCTAGAGCAGCATTGTTTAGAGTAATTTGTGTATTACTATCAATAGAAACAATTTTAGTTCCAGATGCAAATGCAGTACCAGAACTAATAAACATTCCAATAGCTAGATTATTAGTATCAGCAACTGTTACTTGTCTAGATCCTTGAATGTATGAAACATTTTCTTCTACAACATCCCAGTTCCTAACTGATAACTTAGAAAGGTTTGTAGCATACTTAAATATATCTAAAGATTCGGTTTTATTTGTTGTTATGTAATCATAATCATCATCTGAACTGAATATTGAAAGATAATCTACAGTTTTAACATTTCCACCAAAACGTACATCGTGCTCATATGCATCGATGATATGACCAACATCTTCTAGATAATCATCAATCTTGGTGCTCCAATCTAAATTTGGATATTTCTCTCTGCCATATCCTACAGATTCTTCGACAATAAATTCTCTGTTTCTCTGAATCTGATTTGCAGCATCTAACCACCTTCCATTTCTTTGGAAGATGTTTCTTAGTTTCTTGAAATACTGTGTATTATATTGATTATCCTTAAACTCAATATATCTTCCATAAAACTTTGTGCCATCATACGAAGTTAAATCTGAAAGATTTGTTCCAGTTAATTTAGATGATGGACCCAAAGGTGCTTGGGAGAAGATAATTTTATCACCTGATACTGTATAAGAAACTTCTGGTTCTTGTAAAATACCATTTAATGTAATAATAAGGTTTTTCGCACTGACTGGAGTGAAAGGATTGCCTTCATCATCCAGAAGTTGGAAAATTTTTGTTCCAACATTCTCTGCTCCACCAGTATATCCAGCTGTTGCATCTACACCATTAACTCCGTCAAAAGGAGCAGCAAGAGTAACCTCAAATGCTCTTGTCTCAGAAAAATTAAATTCTGATGCATGGGCAGAACCAACACCTTTAATTTCTTTACTGCTCTTTGTGCTGGTTATAGTTTGAGTTACAATTCTTCTGGTGCTTTCTACAGTAATTTTATTTTTTTCTGGATCCCAAAGTTGTATAATAGAAAAATTATCAGACTTTGGAGACTGCGCTGGCATTCTGGTCTCAGCGTCAGTTTCAATATCAACTTGACCAAACAACTTGAATCCAGCTGGATGAGTTGTAGATTTAATCAGGTCTCTCCATTGATCAATTGGAGTCTTAGATTTTACAACATATGAATAATCTTGATAGAAGAAACTGTCAGTTAGTTTTTGATTAGCAACACCAATTTTTCCTCTATCAGACTGATAAGATCCAATATTGTCATAGAATGATGTAATCTCTTCTGCAAGAGAAGTTACATATACTGCTCTAAGCATTCCAGAAGCATTAGAAATCTTTCCTACAAAAGGAACTGTATTTCTTATACTTCCTACAGTGTTTTCTAATTTGAGTAAATTAGATCCAAATCTCCATTCTGCAACCTTAGCAGTAAATACTTTAACGCCATTAATAGATTGAGATACCGTCTCTCCTTTTAAGAAATTTCCATTAAAATCTTTTAATGAGATTACGTATTTTGTCGTAAAGGTAGAAGATACGGTTTTGTCTAAATGGTATGCTCCACCATTTCTAAAGATGTTAATACTCTGTGGATTTCCAATAGTATTACTATCAACATATGCTTCTACATCAGATTCAATGATTTGAATTACTGGAGCGTAAGTATATCCTCTTCCAGGATTATCTACAGTGATGGAGAAGATCTCACCATTTCTTGCAACAACATTAAATGTTGCATCAGAACCATCTCCATCAATAATAACAACTTTTGGATTTACATAATTAGATCCTTTATTATCAATATTCACACCAGTTATTGTTTGAGTAGATGTATCAAACAATACCGTTGCTTTAGCGATAAAATTGGAACTTAGATCACAACCTAAAACAATAGGAACCTTTTTATAATTCAGACCCAAATTCGAGACGTTAATAGAATTGATCTCGCCAACAGCAAATTGTCCAGATGTAGTGTATGTAATGCTTCCAGATCCATCCCAAAGTGGAACAGTTGTTAAGTCATAAACAAATCTGTTTGGTGTTACATAATTTACAGTCTTTGCTCCTTGCAAAGGATCTTGTACAATCTTAAAGTACTTTCCTTCAGCATTTACAATACCATTTTTGTCAAAGTAGTAGAAATTTGTAAAATTAGTTCCTACTTTTTCTTGATACGTATTACCTTCTAATCTAGATCCAAAACCAAATTTAAGATCAGTAAATGCTCCTGGGTTTCCTGGTAGAACAGAACTGGAAAGTTTTTCTAATGTTATTAGATTGAATCTTCCACTTGGACTTACATCAAAGAAAGTTCCAGTTAGAGATGAGTGTGAAGTATCGAAAAGATAACGATAATATTCCTGTAAATCAATGTTAGGATTGGGATCAAATGTTTGATTATCTTCAGAGAACTCAAATTTGTAATCTACATCGCTGACTGATACTACAGTTACAAGTCTATTAGGATTACTCGAATCAAAAAATGTAGTGCTAAGAGCAACTGGGTTTGCAGTGCTCTTCAGCGTTCCATAATCAAACACAATCGTAGCAGTTTGTGTAGATGGATCATATGTTTTAATATAACCAGTTCCAATACCAGATTGTACTTGATAATTATCGGTAAAGTTATATCTTCCATTGTAGAGAGATACTCTTTGTCCATCAAAGTGATCTACATCCTTCGTATTCTCTCTTGCTCTAATAACAGTAAGTTCTGTACCATTGATAGAAGAAATTTCTACAACTTCTTCTCCTATCTGTATTAAATCACCTTCTGCATATCCCTTTGCGTCTTTGACAATAACTTTACTAGATCCTGCTGCAAATCCAACATGATCAACATATACAGTAAATCTTGCTGTGCTTAGTGATGCTAAAGACCTTGATAGACTTTCATCATCTACAGACAAGTAATCTCCTCTCCTGTAATCTTCACCAAGAGATTGAATCTGAATGCTGGATACTAATCCAGCATCAGATACAGTGATGCTTGCTGTAGCACCAGACCCTGATCCGCCAGTCAATGGCACATCTTGGTATTGTCCTGGTGCATAGTCTGCTCCACCATTTAGAATCGTAAATTTACCAATTCCAGTAAAGTCAATTGTAGTGTCAAATACAGGAGTTCTAAAAACAACTTCTTGATATAATCTCTTTCTTAGATAATATGTTTTGGTTTTTGTATTATCGTCGGGATTTATATCAACGATTACATTATCACCAATACCCAAACCATGATTCTCAGCAGTCTCAATTAATGCTACATTTTGATTTACATCAAATGGTTCTAGGTTATCACTAAGAGATGTAAGATTTACAATCTTTGTTCCTGAGGTATTGAACAAGTCACTTGATTGCAAGAAATAATCATCATCAATAATCCAGGTTCCTGTTAGAACTTTGATTCTAATAATATTCTGATTATTAGATCCATCTAATACTTCTGCTGTTGCAATTGGTGGATTAATACCATCAGTCAGAGAAAGAGTTGCTCCCTCAGTATATGTGCTATTCTTATCTAAGAAAAGAGTAAAGGTTTTGATATCTGCAGAGAAAGTACCAGTATTATTAAAAGTGCCAATGACATTTCTTAAAACAATCACATTGTCATTCTGTACAGTACCAACAATGTCACCAGAAGCTCCAGACGCTGGTTGTCTTAGAGTATCATCTGCAAATAAGTATGCGTTCTGAATTGTTGTAAGTTTTACAACCTTATCTTCTTTACTTTCTAGATAACTTACAGATTTTCCCTTAACAGAAGATACAGATGCTTCTGCACCAGATCCGTCTGTACCTTTTTCATCAAAGTATAATTTAGAATTGACTGAGAAGTTGCTTGATGATCTATCAAGTAAAATGCCATCAACTGTTCCAGATTTTACTTCCGAGACTGTAGCGATAAGACCCTCGCCATTTCGTGACATTCCTGGAAGATAAAATCTTTTTGCATTTTTTGGAACATCGTTTTGATTTATGCTAGAATTGTAATTGCTATCTACTGGCAGTGAATAATAGTTGTCACCTAGAAAATATGGGAATTGTGGTATTTGATTGCTATTAATAGTAAGGAAATAAGCATAAGTTCCTTCTGGGAAATCTGGAGTGACACAGAATCTTCCATTATTTTCGTCTAAAGAACCGCTTTTGTGAGCATAGGTGTAATCATTTACAAACGTTCCTAATGCATATTCTCTAGTTGAGGGACCACCAGATCTAGTACCATTAAGAGAATAACTGGAAGTCATTCTCACAATTGAAGATTGTGGATTTAGTGGATTTTCATATCCAAAGGGACCATAAATTGGATTGCCATCATAAGCAAAACCAATGATTGGAGAGTGCGTTTTTACAGTTGGTTCTGATCCAGCATTGTCGATATTGTCGCTAAGACTAATACGAAGAGTTTTTGGATTTCCAACATGACCATATCCATAGTCATTAGCAGGATTATAGTTCTCAAATAGATGACCATAATCAGTATCCAAGTTGTTAGATAACTTTTGGAATCTATTAAAGTTCCACTCTTTAAGAGAAGGAGTTCCAGTAGCGTTTGACCCAACAGGAATAATATCTACAACTACAGAATTTTGATTATAGAAGTTGCCTTCTTCAATTTTTTCAAATCCAGTAATCTCACCTGCACTATTAACAACTGCTTGATAATTAGCAAATCTTCCTCTTCCTAAATTATCTCTGATATTGACGATTGGTGGAGATGAATAAAACTCTCCAGGGTCGTCAATTACTAGACTAGTAACTTTTCCTCCTGTTACAACTGCTCTGACTTTAGCATTTCTTCCTGAAGTAATTGTAATTTTTGGAGTTGAAATGAATGTCTCTTCAGTAGTTACTTCAATACTATCAACTACCTGACCAGCAAGAAATGCTCTTGCTTTGTTTGGTAGATCATCAATAAGGACAAATGGGGGTTTTGCATATCCATTACCTTGAGTATTAACATCAATTTTTTCTAATTTGCCATACCTAACGCTTTCGGGATCTTTATATCCATAAATTGGAACACCGTTCAGTAGGATGCCTACGTCACGTTTTGGTGTTTTATAGATTTCTGTAGTATTAGTTGCTTTCTGTCTAATAATTCTTAGAATCTTCTGATCAGCAACAGTATCTGTAGTGATAGAACCATCTAGGATTTTGTAAGATGGAAAAGAAGAACTGGTAATATAGTAATATTGTTCATCTGCAAAAATAGCAGAAACGTTAGTAGAAACTTGATCTAATGCGGTTGCAACATATGGGACAGTTGGAGAATTGACAGAAGCACCTTGCGAAAGCAACCATCTAGTCTGATTTAATCCAGTCTTTATAATTTTTGGATCAGTTGTCTCAAATCCAGGATTTGATACTTGAATTTGATCACCTACTGATGAGTATGGGTTTCTTGCAACTGGAGCAAGACCATATACTACACCAAATGTTAGTAACGTTACTCCAGATCCCTCAATAGTTACTGGTTTATATACAGAAGATCCTGCTGCATAAGTAGTGGGGATGTCACCTCTTTCTTTAATGATGAATTGAGTTACATTTTTATCATCAAATTCAATAACTTCATCTCCAATTAGGAATGATCCCGTGGTGTCCCAACCAATTGTTGAAAATACATCAACTCTTTTTCCAGCACCATAAGTCGAAGGAAGTTCATTCTCTAGTTTAGTCTTAGTTGAGATCTCAAAGATACCATTGACAGTCTCTGGGGCAACAACTAGATTCCAGATTTGTTCTCCATCACTGGTTCCTTCTGCATATACATTATCAATTGTTGCAGAGGCATATCCATACTCATCAGTTGGTTGCTGAACAATTTGCTTTCCAATAAGATTTTTTGGATCTCCAGTAACTACTTTTGCCTTGATAGCAAAAACATTAGTCCAATCAGACTTAGATGCTTTATATGTAAAGTCTTTTGGGTTATAAACCTCTGGTTTATTTTCAATATCTTTAGCGACAATAGTATTGAAAATAAATTTAATTGAACTTTGTGTTCCCTTTGCCTTATAGAACTTTTGGATATTCTTGATTAAAGTTCTCTTGTCAATTTCTCCTTTGAGATACTTCTCTGGAAAAGAACTTAAATATTGACTTTCGAAATTCCTTACAAGTGCATATAAGAAAAGATTACTAACATTAAATACTGTTTCTCCAGACTGGTGGGAACTTGCCTCAGTGCTGCTAAAATTAGAAGTATTGTAAAGATCTCCAAGTGTAGTGTTACCACTTACACCTCTAGAGCACTCTAAAAACTGTGTGTCTGTTCTGGTGGCATAAAAAATAATCTCGTCATTGATTCTAATGTAACCATTTTTTTCTGGAAATGAACGCGCATCATTTACAGTAATTGTTGTATCTGTAGCAGAAATGGTTGCAGAAAGAATGTCGTTCTGCTTTAATAAATTCTTTTCATAAAAATCAATGTCTGCATATTTTTGGATATTGCTAATGATATCCAAAGCACCGCCTTGAACTTCCTGTGCTTCATAATACTTCTGAACGAACTTAGAAAATAGTTCGTATTCATCAGTAATGAATTCAGGGAGCTGGGACTCAATTAGAGTTGAAATTCTCTTGGTCTTAACAGCAGCCATTTACTTACTCTTTATATGCGGTGAAACTTGAATTCGCTACATCAACGTCCAGATAAACCTCACGGAGTGCCTGAACATCATTAGACAGTGGTTTTACTCTAACTGAAATACGATTATCAAAGAAACTACCTTTGATGATAGTTTGATCATAAATTTTAAGTTCGCCTCTAGCATAATCAATGTCCCCAACATCCCTGTTGAGAACAACTTTTTCGCCAGTCACAGTGTCTAGTCTATATAGGACAATTTTGCCATCCCTATCTTCAAGATAGACATCAAAAGTAGGATATTCAGTTACTCTAAATCCTGTACTAGAGAGGGTTGGTCCATCACATTCCTCATCAAAAGCATTTTGGAAACATATCTCATAATAGAATGTAGAATTCAACTGAGGATAGAAATCTTTCCTCATTGTAACTTCTGTTAAGTTGGAGTTAATGGTACGATCTGCATCATCAATTACACCAACAAATTTACTGTATCTAAATTTACCGTTGAACTTTTCTGTATCAGAGTTTCTAGTATAGGTTTGCACAGATCCAATAACCTTGTCTCTAATCTGTGAAGGTGTTTGATCTGTAATATTTCCGTTATAGTAAATCTTACTTGTTAATTCAACATAGAGTATAGAAGGATCAACAATAACTGGTTCTACAGAAGCAACAACATATTTTTTTAATTCATCCGTAATTTGTCTTTTTGTTAGTGAAGTCAAATATGAAGCATCAACTGGTTTGAGTACAATGAATACTTTTCCATATTCTGGTGGATCTTGATCTTCTCCACCAAATGTAATAATGTCACTAACTGATGGATAAATCTTGCGAACGATAGCAGCATAGTCTTCAGATGTAACTGCACGATCCTGAGTTCCATATATCTTTGGAGCATTGAATTTAATACTCTTTACAGACTCTGGTAACTCTCCACCAGAAGATGAAACACTTGAATTAATATCTACACTAATAGCACTTGGAGAAACTCCACTTGGATTTTCTAATACTCCAGTGAATACAAAACTCTTAACTCCATTTGAGTCTGGTCCAGAAGTAGTTAGGTAAGACACTTCTATTCTCGCACCATTCTCTAGTGCCTTACCTAAAACTCCATCGCCAAATATCATCTCGTATCTATCATCTTCGGTTTCTTCTAAGAAGAAGATCTTCGAGTTTCCATCTATACCGAGAATATTTTCTGCTAACAGATAAGGTTCGTTAAACGTTCCTCCAGTTGGATAAACCTTTACTCTGATAGTATTAACATCAATGTTTTGGTTGTCAAGAATAAATCTCTGTGAAGATAGTGAATTATCAACAGTAAAATTATTAACAACTATAGTTCCTTCTTTAATTTCTACATCCGTAAATACTGCTCTATCATTTGCTACTTGTGCTTTAGTATCCTCGATAGTAACATACTGATAGATTGTATTGTCATAATTGGCAATAAATCCTGTTCCTCTTTTTAGAATTAATTCAGTATCTAGTGTTGGATTTGTATATGATGCAGTAAATGAAATCTGGGCTGTAGGTGAAGTGATACTCTTGGGTCTATAACCTAATTGCTTCGCAATCGCTACTACGTTGTCCCTAAGGGTCGCTGAATCAATGAATAGTTCATTGACCACCATATTGGTGTTAAACGCCGTGTAGTAGGTGTTATAGGCAAGAGTATCAATCAATGTTGATAATACCGAACCCTCGAAGTCATAGTCAGTAAAATCTGACTGTGCTCTAAGGTAGTCTTTTAGAGCAGATTTGATATCATCAAAATCTAAGTTTGCAACCTGAGTATAAGGCATTATCGTGTACGCTCTAGAAAGATGTCTATAGTTACTGGTGCATCATCTCTACCAACAATGGTGTAAGAAATTTCAACATCATATCCATTATTCATTTCATCAGGATAAACACGAATTGTATTAACCACAATTCTTGGTTCATACTTTTTAAGTGTATCCGTAACTTCTGAACGAATAATACCAGCAGAAGCAAAATCTAGTGGTTCGAATAATACATTTCGTAGTCCGCACCCTAGATCTGGTTGAAATGGTCTTTCGCCTTTATTTGTAAGAAGCAAATTAGAAATAGACTGCACAATAGCTGCCTTATCTTTCACTGTTACCAAATCATCGGTAACAGGATGCTTCTTAAACGTAACACTCAAATCTTTGAATGTCTGAAAGGTTGGCATTTAGACACAACAGTAGGCTGTTTCTATTTATCACTTACCACAGAATCCGTCCGCCCACTCCTCTTGATTATCAAAGATTTCACCTTCCTTGACAGTCTTTCTTTTACCTACTTTCCTTAGATACTTATCACTCTCAACTTCAGTGATAAGAGTCATTCCTTCATCAATAAAGTTTTGTCCTTTATCAACTCTGCTGTTGCCCATCGTTTTTCTCCTTTGGTGTTTGCCAGAAATAATCATCAGTGTCTCCAAGGCGTCCCCAGTCGATTCCTGCCTCTACTTGATATTCTATGGTAGATACCTTGAAATCGGGGAATTGGGGGTTCTCAGGGGTGATAGAGAGGTCATACAGACGCATCCTGTTATTAGGATACAAAGCATATTGACCATTCTCTAAAGCAATACAATTATGAGACTTATGCTCTTGTGGCACTTCACTTACATTATTATCTATCACATCTGGATTTGCATGATAGTTGTCAAGAGTGAACAAATACTGACCTTTCATCAGTCCATGATCTCTAGTAAAGATTTCACAATCCATGGATGATATAAAACCTTTGTTCATACATGCAACACCATAGTCCATGCAATTCCAAAATTGTAGATTCTCCAAACTCATGTCTATGACTGGGGTTTCGGGGGATCGTACAAACGCACTAATAGGAAGTTTGTCATACATTGCACCATACTCTGGTAGGTACGTCTCAAAATAAAAAGCACGTCCAGGTATGCTTTTTGCACATACCCAGACGCCCTCTACAAACTCCCCATGACCATCTTGATGATCTCGTAAATATTCTTTACGTACCCAGACTTTCTCAGCGGGAAGGTTGCAGATTAAATTCATCGACCTTGACCGCGATACTTTTTACGTGCTTTGTTACGTGAAGTTGCAGCATACTTTGTATTCTTTCCCATACCTTGACGAGTATTCTTAGGTTGAGTCTCAATAACTTTCTTGCCGCTCAGTCCGACTTTTGCTCGTGCCATAGTGTTTTATCAATTGACTCTAATATTATAGCATATTATGCTGCTGGTGGGGTAGCAGGTGGTTCTGGTTCTGGAAAAGAAACTTCTTCATCAGAGATTGTACCAACCAATGGTGCTGCATCCCCCATGAAGACCGTATGCGACCCTGTAAGGATCAGAGACCCCACTCCAATGCCAGGAGGTAGTGCAACTATCTCACTCTCGATTTGCATCGCTGCAGGGGCACCATTGATCCATACAGTAGGATGCCCTGATATAATTATATCACTATGCAATGGTGGTGGAGGAATCATAGGAATAGTATGCTCCACAAATGTATTCCCTGCATGATGTGCTGCTCTGCCGTTAATATAGACATTTGCAGAAACACCTACGGGTGCTGGTTTCGGCACGGGAACTGGATGTATATCGTGGTTACTATAAGCACCAAGCAATCCAATTGGTTTCATGCGTCAGGTTGGTTGATTGCTGCTCTATTTAGAAGGTACTGTATCCTCTCAGCAGGGATTTCTCCGTTATATCTCACTGGAAGATAGAAATACCAAATATTATTCGATAAGTTAGAACCAAGGGTCTCTAACGCGATTTGTGCATAATCTGCTAATCCTGTTGCAACATCATCGGGGAATGGTTCATCAGGTACAACAACAGTTATTGCAGATACCTTGATCGTAAATACAACAGTGTCTAATTCACTCGTCTTAAATTCTTGGAATGTACCAATTTGAGGTTTGCCATCATCATTAAACTTTGTCAGCGCATCCCATGTCTCATTACCCCATGTTCGCGCTTCCGCTATATTAGAACTCATTGCCCATTGTGAATACCCACTGTTCGGCGTTAGGTGAGTAAAGTTTCCTGGATACCCTCCATTCTCTTCAATCTCAAATGGTTCGCCCGCTTCTGGTAAATCTGCAGGAACTTGCTGCCATATACCATCACCCCTTACTCTAGTAATCTCGGTGTACTCATAGTCACCTCCCGCTAACCCTGGCATGTTATACTGAGGTGCTTTGATATACGTCATCTCCTGATCATAAAACGCATACTCGGTGATCCTCCCACTGATGGCAGAAATACCTACATATCCCAGAAACAAAACTGGTGGTACAACATTCTGAGTGACTACAAGACCTGGGTCGATATTGACGCCTACAAGACCTCCTCCCCATCCCCATGCCTCGCTTTGGATCTGCTCATCATAAAATGTCTGCTCCCACTCTGGAAGACCCTCCTCAGGGTCTCTAGGCCATAAATCAACCCTCTCTATAGTAGTTACCGTAGAGACTACCCTCTCATCCTCAAAGATCGGAATCATCCAAATCTGAGTGCTCTCGATCTCCTCCCACGTAAGCCATGGTGGTGTCTGAGAAATTAATCCAAGTTGGAGAGTACCATCAATAATTGCCTGCGAGTCCTTTGGATAAAATCTCCCAGCATAGAATGGTATGTTGTTCTTCTTGGTAAGTTCATCGAGTTTCGGTTGGTCCGATAACTCAATGGGTCCTATACCGCCCATCGATGGTGCTAAGAAATTTATCCAGGGTACTGCCATTAGACTGATTGTGCTACTTTTAACAAATCTTGTTTAATTCCTTCTACATTATTGTGAAGATAATCTAAAGTGTCTGACAGTGTTTCGTAGTCTTTCCCTGTGGGGCGTCTATACGCTATCGTCGGTCTCTCCAGGTTCCCCACCCTCTGCTCCAGACTCTCCAATCTCTGCAACAGCACTAGGAGTTTCTCCTCCAAGTTTTTCTGTTGCTGCTCTAACGACTTTTCCATTATTCTGGTCTCCTCTCATAAATGCCTCAGCGGCGCGTGTCTCAAACTCATCACAGAACTTGTCGAAGTTTTCTAAGATACTATCGAAGTTCTCAAAGTCGGGTTTTTCGGTCATTTTTTTGCTGGGAAATTTTTTTAGAATTCAAGGTTTTGAAAAACCAATTTCGTAAAATATTTATCGATCGTCTGGATACTTTTGTAGGTTAGGGGAGTCATGCGTTTTTGGAAACCGCTTGGCGACCTTAACTAACAAATAAGGGGGCAAATTAACTGCCCCTCAGTGTTACTTAACTGTTGCCAGTGAGCGTCTCACTTGGCGCTTAATCTGTGCGATGGCATAGTTATCACTAGGTGTCTTTGAGCATGTCTGAATGATACCTAGTTTTCTGTGTTTGTATTTTAAGTGTTTGGATTCGTCATGAATGTAGAAGTCATTCTCTGCCATGATGGTGTCGACAATCTTGCGATACTTTCTGATGTTCATGATCAAAGATCCCACAGCATTTCGTTCATCTCGTCTGCATCAATTGCAGGATCATCCCAACGCACACCGTCGCCAGTCTTGACGAGGTGGCGACCGATCTGCCCGTCAGTCATGCAGCGCACGAACTTCTCCCAAGGGGTCTCAATGCCTGCCTCTCTATAGGTCACACATGCCTTAGCAGTGTTGTAGAGAAACTCATCGTTGCCGATCCACAGGGCAGCGTTCCAAGTTTCGTAGTTTGCCCAACCGTTCATGGTGTGTTGTGTGTGTTTGTTTGTTGTGTGTATCCTAGGCGGTCTGTGCCTCAGTGGCGGTCACTGATAGACCAGTTCCCCCACTGTCCTTCGGGTGCTGCCTCCAGACCCTGACGGATGCGATCACGCCTAGCGGTCTCTGCTTTCAGTTCTGCAATGTAGGATGCCATGACCTGCTGGCAGATGGGGTCGTTTGCAGCGGTCTCATTGACGAGAAACATTCCGTTGTGTTGTTTGATCATGCTTTGATTCTACAGGGTCAGGGGCGCAGTCTGGGGGTGATGGTGTGCAGTTCAGCAACCGAACACCAGATCAGCGATGGCGTTGGTGTTAGCATCGGTGCGACACCAGCGGATGGGGTCACCGTTAGGAGGGCACATCCAGATCATGCACTCCTCACCCCATGCCTTGCCGATCTTAAAAGCGTGGTTCATATCGGTCGCCCAGTCGCACCCGTTAGGATCGAACTTGCCCCATGCTGTGGGTTGAACTGCGATGGCGTTGGTCATGCGTTTCGTTTGATTGATCTAATTATAGAGGCAAGACCCTTGCCAATGGCGACGTAGGTGGACAGTCTGCTCACTGGACCCTGACCAATGGTTGGCAGGTAAGGCATGGTAAAGTGTGCCATTGTGTTTAGTTTGCGTCAGGGATTAGATCGATCAATGTATCTTCATCATAGAGATCTACGATCTCTTCAGTGATCTCATCCCATGACAACTTCTCATACTCTCGTGTTAACAAATCATGGCACATTTGCAGCAGGCAATCCATATCCATGCCATCGATAATGTGGTTGACGTAGTTATCAACCAGTGCAGATGTGTCCTTGTTAGTGATCATGATGATGTGATGATTGTTGGGACTAAGTGTAACTCAGACCAGCAGGTCAGTGATAGCGAGAGCACCCAATCGCATACCAGAGCGAAACTCAGTCACAAAGAATTCAGTGCCATTGTACAAACGAATGAACCACTGATAGTCTTTCTGGAATACACCTTCGCCTGCAATTCCATGCTCAGTCAGAATAGCATTCAGGCGAGACTTAGTGGTGTTAGATTGCCAACCACCGTCGTAAAGTTTGATGCCATTGTCATCAACTTCGGCAATCAGATTGCCATGCAGAGAGACATAAGAAACACCGTTAACTGTCCAGACACGAGTGTTATCTTTGTAGAAATCTTTGCCCTCAGTGATGGCATCGTTCATGAGTCGTTCGATCTTACGCATGAGAATGAAAGCGGTTTGGTTGAACTGAAGTCATTATAGGCACAGGGTCAGACCGTTTGGGGTCAGTCTTGTGCCACCTTGTCGATTGGCATGTTGTAGGGGATATCAAAATCTTCCCCGAACATTTGATAGTAGAAGTCATTGAAGATAGCGAAATCGTCAGGCGTTTCGCTATTCCAAACTTTGAGAATTTCAGAGTAAAGCATCACTGATCAGCAAACATTCCGAAGTGGGCATCAACAACAAAATCGATCACTTCATCCGTTGCATTAACATCGAAACGATCGCAGAACCAATCGACTGCCATATCAGCAGAGCACATGGTATCGAACATGAAATCCTGCAGGTCTTGCAGGGTCTGAGGAGAGGAGAGAAGGGTTTTTGTTTTCATGCACCTATTATAAGCACAGGGTCTGGCAGATCGCGACCTCTAGTGTGCCACTTTGCCAACTGGTTGGGCGGCTGACCAGTTTGTATCACTTAGCAGGGAAATGGTTACATACAGCATCACAGAGCAATTGTTCCAATTGACCAACATTTTGATCAGGCAGTTGAGATTCAACAATGGAGATGATATCCTCCATTAATTGTTCTCTCGCCATGAGCATTTCGAGTTGATCAGACATAAAAAAATCCCGAACATGTATAGAATACACGATCGGGATAGAAAATCAAGTGATTATGGACAGTTCAATAAGTGTCACCATACTCATCGACTTCACGCTTGAATTTGGTAACTTTCTTTTTGGTCTGTCTGCGAATATTCTTTACTTCATATCCAAAGTCTTCAAAGTCATCATCGAATTGTTGATACTTACTGTCGGAAGACTGATTAAAACGTTTGCTCATTGATTTAGAGTGATTCTTTACTCAAACTGTGTGATTATTTAGTAACAGCAACTAGTTCTTGCTGTTTAATACAAGAATTCAACAGTTTGCCAAGTGATTCTTTGTTCTCTAGAGTTTTTGACACTTTATCATCGAATTCTTGTGTATTATCACACTTAAACTCGTATTCTTTGTCAATATTACTATTATACACTACATATACACTCTCTTTATTAACTTTAAGTGTATTAATAGCTGAACTATTAAGGTTTTCGTAGGTTTTCACAAACATTAAAAAGTTAAAAAATGGAAAAAACTCAAAATCTTAAAAAAATGACTTTTTAAGATTTCTCAAAAACTCAAAAAACTCAAAAAGTGAGATTTCTGTGTTCTTGAGATTATTATAAACCCTTCTGAGGTGCCTGGGAGGGGTTCTGTGCCACTTTGAGACCTGTCACATGCTTTCTTGACTTTCGATAGGTTGCGTGCTAAGCCAACATCCTCAGAGCACCTTCTGAGACACTTCACAGTATCTACCGAGCTACCTAGGGGTATTTAATTAACCTTTTTTAATTATTCATTCTCAATAGTGTATGCTTATTGAGAACCCTTGGTATCATTGACGCGGATGCACCTTGACAACATAAGATTTATTGCTATTGAGAATCAATTGCATTACGTTCTTCTTTTACTGTCTTATAGTACAGTTTATAGTATTTGTTCTTCATTTGTGTGAGTAGTTTGTTATCATCATCAAATGCCATATACTTGGTTAATTGGTATGCTCCTTCTAGTTCAGACAATAGACGTAGTATATTAATTGATGATGGTTTTAATCCACCATGTGAGTATTGTGACATGATATGGATAATCTATTAGTTGAATCACCAAAGTCACCGTGTAAGAATATATTAAAAGAGATAGCGTATCTTACTTGATCTGATTGTGATTGTGGTGCTGAGTGTTCAATATGTGATGGGAATAGTAGTAATGTTCCTTCTTCTAGATGAATGTCTATTGATTTAGAGTTGTATATGTTTGACTGATTAACTGTTGGTATTATTGTTCCTGGTACAAATGATGGTATGAATGGTGATTGATGTAATGAGAGTATGTTACCTGATTGTGGGGGAACTTGGATGTAATATATGCCAGTGAAGATAGAGTTAGCATGTGAGTGTGATGGTAGATAATCTCCTTTGATGTGTTTATTACACCAACTGTTGATGATAGTGAATGACTGTTGTATTTGTAGTTCGTTGTGTATGTAATGGGAGATATGTGGATCTAACTTATCTTCTAGTGTTTTGTTTATTAGTTGTTGGTTGATAGAGATATAACCATTATTCCCTTCAGACCTATTGTATTGAGTGTTAGTTACAAGATCAATGTCGTGTTGATCTACTGGGACGATTGTTTGATATAGGGGTGAAGAGAATAATGGGACGATCATTCTTGTGTATGTGCTAGTTTGTAGAGATGATCAAGGATTGGTGCTAACTCATAGTAACGAGCATTGTTTAAGTGTTGGAGAGCACGTTGTTGTTCTTTACGAACGATTGACTCCACTTCTTGCCATTGACGTTGATTCATTGTTCTTTTTTAATCGTAATGGTGTCATCATCATTTATAATCCATTCTAGCATGTCACCTTCTTGCCAACCTAATTCATTAAGAAGTTGTTGTGGTAGGGGGAGAATACAATCATCACCGTCCTCCTCCAGTGTAACAGTATAGTTTGTATTTTGGATTGTATCGTTCGATGTACTTTCGGGCATGTTCTTCACAGGTGAACCAGCATTTCTTATTTTCACTTTGATCCTCAAGGAAATAGGGGAAAGTTGGGTGGTGGGGGAACATCTCCACCTTGCGAGAGTTCATCACTTTGATACTCTCGGATTGCTTCTTCTTTGACTGAGTACCAGTCGTGGATTTTCTCCGCGTTACTGATGTCTTCGAAGAGTTCTTCTGCTGTTTGGTCGATGAACTCGTGGAGCGTGGTGTCTTCGATGTGGTCGTTGATTTGGTTGATTGCTTCGGTTGCGTTGTCAAGCACTCCAAGTTCTTCGAGAGATTGGAGTTTGTCTTGGATTGCGTTGATGAAGTCTTCTTCTGTCCAGTTGTTGAACATCTTTTCGTTGGGGTCGTTTTCGTCCCACTCGATTGTGAATTTGTTCTCGCCATCTTGTGTTACTTTAATCATTGGTCAAATGGTCCGCACATGCTAATTTAGCAAGAACTTCTTGATTGTGTTGTTCGAGAGCACATGGCATTGCTTCTTTAAGTGCCTCTGTCACATTCTCCTTGAATGAACGATAAGGAATGAACAGTTCATCCTCTGAGTTCTTATACTCTGGGTGAGCATCCTTGAATGCATACTCAGTATCATACATCAATGATTGTGTAATGTCTCTGAGAACTTCTTGACATGTGCCTGGTAGATTAGCATAATTACCAGCACCAGTGCCATACATCATGTCCTTTACCTTGTTCATCAGATTGATGTAGGTGGTTGCTTTCTGCTCAAATAGTGCCTCAAACTCTTGTTGGTGCTCTTCAGTTTGAAAATCAGGGATACTCATTGTTGTGCCTCACCAAAGTTCTTTTCATATTGAGCATTCATCTTTGCCCATTGAGCATCACGCTCTTTCCACTCCTGGTATTTCTTCTCCAGGTCTTCATACATAACGAGTTCATACTCACTGCACACCTTACGCTGATCTTCCTCACGCACACAGTCATTGAATACCAATGACATAGCACCACTGCGAATAGATTGTGGGTCCATGCCTACACATAGCATGAACTTCTCAAATAACTTAAAATACTGTTTGCAGCTGAGATCAGCAGCAGGTGCAGTGATCAGGTAATGCTCTTCAGGGATAAAGTCATCATCAGTCCAGGATGATGTACCATAGGTGGGAGTGAAGGTAGCATCAAACTTGAATTGAACTTCTGCTTCGTAGGTCATGAATATGTCCTCATGAATTGATCAAGGGTGAAGATGTCGTCAGTCTGTGTCTCTTCTACCAGTTCATCATAGGATAGATCCTTGATGCTGTCAAGGTATTCTTCTGGTGTGGGATCATTATCAGGGTCAAAGTCATCATGGCATAACCACTCATACTCTTTGACCAATGCATCTATAATTTGTTCTTTTTGATACCCCATGTCAATTCAAGTGTAATGGTAAGTAGAATAACAAATGCAAAAATGAACACCGTGCTCATTTGATGAAACCCTCTTCCTCCAACCATTGGCGCGTGAGAGGGGTTGGCTCATAGGTCTCCCACATGCTACCCTCAGCACACGCTTGGAGTGCCTTCTGGGTCATTCCAGCGGTCTTTCCTGCCCATGTTGCCTCTGCCTCCCATGGCACAGCAGACGGTGGGTAGGTACGCTCTACCATTTCTCTCCACAGAGGTGGCACGTCCTCTTCAGGTAAAATGATAGCAATCATGCTATTCTTAATACTACCTGCCATACAATCTTGTGCTACATGCCATCCTTCATGACGCATTACACTCATCAATGTAGATGGGCGACCCATAAATGCTTTGTTCAAGAAGAATGCATTGCTCACAGTGTGATAGACACCACGATGCCCTGCTGGAAAGTATCTCTCATCAGCAAGATATACTTTGACACCAATTTGATTGAGTGTCATGAGCATATTATTGAACTCTTGTGTTACTGGTGTGAATGCTTCCATGTTCTCATAGTTAGAACTAATGTCTAACATGCTGAACACTTCATCCACATCTTTCTTACACTCACGCATGAGCATACATCCCATGGCATCATAAGAATAGAAACCTTTGGTGATCTTGTCCTCATTGGCAAGTGCTACATGCGCTGTTCCTAGACTAATTGCTGTCAGGAGAGGTAGAATTGTTGCTTTCATTTTTAATTTGAGTCAATAGAGCATCTGCTTGTTTAGTCTCACCTTTGTTACATGCTTCCATGTAACGCACAATGAGATCACGCATTTCATCACTGATCGGATATGCGTTGGGCGTAGAGTTGGAGGAGTTCTTCTTCATTGTAGTACAGTGTTTCTTCATCTTCCAGTTGCTCAGGGTCTAACCACTCAAAGAATTCATCAGCAAGTGCCAATGCAGAGTCATGATCATCTGCTGCCATATGTTCCTTAAAACGCTCACAGCAGTAATCATAAACAAGATCACGCTGGTAGGACAGGCGTTCGGTATCAGTGCTCATAGTTTGTTAGCGAAGAGAACGTTGTTGAGGTGGTCGTACTGGATGAATTCTACATCATCAGGGAGTAGAGAGACAGCGGCAGCAGCAAAATCGTTAGGAAACTTCTTGAAGAGACGCCAGAACTTCTGAACACCATCATAATCTAGATCTTCGTGCGGAAGAATACGGATCTCCCACGCACCACGAGTGTATCTGTTAGGATATGGGTTGATGAACTCGCGGATGTGATCTTGTAGCAGATTCATTTGACAAATACCTCATTAATTTTGCGGTGTTCTTCAGTCAGTTTAGCAATCTGCTGAAGATGGTATGCGATGTGAGCAAGATATTCTTGCTCTTCTTCATCAACTTCATCATAGGCGATGTCATAACAATCGTCAATATCGACTGTTTGATCATCATAACACGTCATGCCATACATGGTATCACTTGAATGATCCATCGCGTAGGCATTACCAGCAGCAACGAGGTAGAACATGGGAGTGAAAGAATCTTGGAGTGACAGTATAGTATGTATGAAGAGCGTTGTCAACTCTTATAGAGATATCCACCTGCCCAGTCACAGTTTTCAAGGACAAACTCGCGATCTTTGATGATGCGAAGATCGAAACGAACTCCCTTAGCAGGTGCCTTGAATGATGCAGACTTGTAAAGTTCGCCAGTCTTCTTATCAACAAATGCATGGACAGAGCGAGAACCAGACTCAGTAACCATGATGATCTTGTGATACTTGCGACCAGACTCGATGATGAACTTGTAAGCGTCCTCACCGTTCTTCAATGCTTCGATGCGAGCATTGTGGTAGTCTGCATTACCACTAGCAGCGAAGAACTTCTGGCGCTTGACGCTCTCTTCAACGAAGTTCTGCTCCAGTGCATCACACAGCATCAGGCACCACTTACGAACATTCAGTTCGAGAGTGTTGCGAGCGTCAGCAGTGGCACAGAAGTCAGCAAAGGATTCGGACTTGGTGATGGTGGCGGTCATGTCGTTGTCTGAACTGATGTCAGTATAAAGGGTCTTGGTGGGGTTTGGGAGACTGATCATGCCACTTCGCTCGCTGGCACACGGGAGACCGTCAGGCGACGGAAGTTGTAGTCTCTCCAGGCATCACAAGACTCATTGGTGACGCGGTTCATCTGACGCTCCATGCCCTTAGCAGTCTTGCACTTGCCTTCCTTGCGGAAATACACGATGGGGTGCTGAGGGGTCTCAGGGAAGTCGATCTCAATGCGGTAGAAGGAGTGCTTCACGGTTTGGACGGTCATGGTCTCTTGCGTTGATGAACTTAGTATAGGGTCTAGGAGAGCAGTTCCAAGGTCTCATAGGACAGTTCCTCAATTGGCATGTCCTTCTCCACTTCGATCACGTCGTACTCTTCTTCAATCTGATCCAGGAGCCAGCGGTCGAGCATTACTTCAGAAATAGTCATTGTTCAGAGTTGATTTTTTCGTAGTTAAGGTTAGCATGGTATGTGCTATTAAACTTGACACATACCTCTTTGAGAGCGTTATCTTGTTTGGGCACTGGTTTGTGACCAACAGCACGCATTTGTCTCCACGTCTT